GGGAGGAGACTTGGATATGGGAGCCAGCTTCTTTTACCGGGACGACAATAGACTATGAAGGTGAGCCAGATTACGACTTGATGGAATATACTTCGCTAGGAGTGCCTCTACATCTCAGACGCATGAGCGAAGATTCTTATGTCGTAACTGGTTTCGATGACGCTCATTACGTTTTGTTTACTTCATTTAATTTCTTACTACCGCAGTCGGAGCTGGCTCTTGACTACTATGGTAGTCTTGTTTTGGGATTTATTATCAATCATAATGGTAGGAGCTACTTCTACGCTCGCGTAGATCAATACATGCTCCCGATTGCTGTTGAGCCTTTAATTATGTTTTCAAGGCATTTTATGAATGACTTTTCAATTAATATCAGACACTTATCAAAAAATGAAAATGTTGTTGAGGGTGTCACCGTCCCAAGACCGAATACCGTCCGCCATCACAACCCAAAAACAATTAAAAATCTAAATATATCAAAAATAAGTGGAGAACATTACATTCATTTTACAGCAGCTGAGGTGTGGGATAACCTTGATGGCCCACAGCGACAGCGTGCTTCTTTGGCTTTCTTTCTTCCTCCTGACGTCTCAACTACTTTCATGGCAGGGGCTATGCTTTGGCTAGCTTCAGCATCAGATGTGGTTCTGGAATTAGTCTTGATGACTAATTTGTTTTCAGCACACTCAGTGAGTGACTTTATGAAATACGGCAAAGCATTGTCCATAAGGGCAAAATCTTACCAGAATCTAGTAGAGCTGACCTGCGTGAGATGTTTGAGCTGGAAGTACTTACTAATAGAGGAATCGGAACAATCGATTGGGAAGAAGAGAAACTACACAGGACTAACCCGTCTGTAACGACTTTATCGGACGAAGAAGTATATATGAAGGCATATCAAGTACTATCTTCACCTGACGGTAGTAGTGACAGTTACCAGTCGACTAGTTGGAAGACATTCTGGGAATCGCGATGGCAATGGTCAGCTGCAGGCAGCATCCA